GATGCTCGAGTTCTCAGAGAGCAAGCCGGCGACGAGCCCAGAGGCGATCGAGGACATCAAGATCCACGCCGCGAACCTGTACGGGTTCGGCGGGGTCTCGTTCGAAGAGCGGATCTCGTGGATCGATGCGAACATGGAGCTGATCCGCCGATCGGTCGCCGATCCGCTTGGTCAGGAGTTCTGGCAGCACGCCGACGAAAGCTCTCCCGGCGCCAAGGACGGAACGCCGTGGCAGTTCCTCGCTGCATGCCGCGCACTGGTTGATCCAGATGCCGCGAGCCGCCTGCCCGTGCGACGGGACGGCAGTTGCAACGGCCTACAACACTACGCGGCGCTCGGACGGGACCCGTCGGCCGCATTCTCGGTCAACCTGACTCCGAGTGATCGCCCGAACAGTGTTTACCTTGATGTGGCCGCGGTGCTCAAAGGGATGATCGAGCACGATGCCAAGACCGGCACGAAGGTCGTCACCTATCGCAAGCGGACCAAGGACGGCGCGACGGAGCCGAAGTCGATCACGATCGCCGCCATCGCCGAGATGACTCTGCCGTTCATCAACAAGAAGACCGTGAAGCAGCCGGTGATGACGAGTGTGTACGACGTCACCAGGGTTGGTGCGACCGCGCAGATTATGGGCAAGCTTGAGAAGCAGGGCCTCACTGATGAGGCGATTCATGCCGCGGCAAGGCACCTGGCAGAGAGAACCGAGCAGGCGCTCGCGACGATCTGCTCGTCAGCCGCCAAGATCATGGAGTGGCTGCGGGACTGCGGGAAGCGGATCGCCAGCAAGGACCGTCTCGTCACTTGGACCACGCCGATCGGCTTCCCGGTCGTGCAGCCCTATCGAAAGATGCAGTTCGTCAGGGTCACGACGCTGGCCGGACGGGTCAGGATCCCTACGCCGGTGTTCAGCACGGCTCCAATCAACAAGCTGAGGCACATTCGCGGCATCGCTCCGAACTTCGTGCACAGCCTCGACGCCACCCACATGTTCATGGTCGCCAGCGCCTGCCACGCGGATGGGATCGCCTTCGCCGCGGTGCACGACGGGTATCTCACCCACGCGGCAACCTGCCGGGACATGGTCAAGCACACCCTCGAGCAGTTTGTGAAGCTGCACTCTCGCCCAGTCCTTGACGACCTGGTCGCCGAGCTCCGGGCCAAGCACCCTGACATTGAGTTCAAAGACCCGCCGGCCAGGGGCGAGTTCGACATCAACGACGTCCTGGGATCGAAATACCTGTTCTCGTAGGCCACCAAGCAAATGCAATGCCACGCCACCAATATACCGGACCCACTACATGCTGTGTGCCACAGCCCAAGAAGCGACAGAGGACCCACTATATGTTGTGTTCAGCGGCGGTCGCGGCTGGCTTGGTCGGGTTGTCCGGTGGTGGACCGGATCCCCGCTTGGGCACGTCGCCGTGTCGTGCCGTGGGCTGGTGCTCAACCCCACGTTTGATGGCGACCACCTGTACCCGTTTGAGTCGTATCTATGGTCCGTACCAAGACTTAGGTGCACCATCAAAGTCAACATTGAAGCCGATATCGACCTCGATCCCGACGAGCGTGATCGGTCGTATCTGCTGTGCCTTATTGGGCACTTGTTCGGCATCGATGTCGGGGCAGGGAGTTGTGTGACCCGCGTCGCGGACCTTCTGAGGGCCGGCGGGGTGAAAGTTCCACGCGGAACCTCGACGCCCTCGGCACTCCACGACTGGTTGATTTCACAAGGACACAAGCATGAGCGCACCCAGGTTGGAAGAGATGGGGCCCGCTGCTGCCGAAACGCTCCTGGATGCTCTCCAGCGGACGATCGACGCGGACATTGAGCTCCCGCTTGGGCCCGACGGCAAGGCATGCCCGCTCCGAGCGGCGCACAAGCTCGGCCAGCTCTCGGTCGTTGCCCGGCTGCGGATGCTGCTCTTGAGGTTCGATCGCGCGAAGCAAGAACAGGAGGCGAGCGGTGGGTGACTTCATCAGTGACGTGCTCAAGCTGGAGGCAGACAAGCCGGACCTTCCGCCCATCGGCGTCGACCCCGGCGATGTTCCGACGGCAGAGGAGGCCGCGCTTCGTCGTCGTCAGCTCATGCTGAGGGGTCGCGAATCACTGCGCATCGATCCCGTCGCGCCGGCGACCGGCACCCAGATCCCGCCCCCCACAACCACCTGAGATCCCATGGCGAACAAACCAACCCTGATGACCGAGTTCATGCGCGACCACGGTGCGCGGCAGGTCGGTCTCGATCGCGCCCGCAACGCCGCGCGGTTGGTTGACCCGGGGCTGATCCCGGAAGAGGGGCACACGAAGGACAGTGAGCTCCACCAGAACTACCAGAGCATCGGCCCATGGGGGATGAACAACCTCGAGGGCGTGGTGTTGCAGGCGATGTTCCCGCCGCTGTTCCCGTGGCTGGCATACCCGCTCGCGCCTGAGATCCTGTATGACCCGCGGACGCCGGCGGCGCTGATCGAGGTTGCGCAGCAGGAGTTGTTCCTGCGCGAGGCGATCACCCAGGCGCTGCTTGAGTCCGGCAGCCGCTCGAAGCAGTACCGCGGCCGCCCTGTCGGCTTCCGCACCGCGCAGCGACAGTCGATCTCCCAGGTCCTTGGCACCGGCGATTCGCTGGAGCGGATGGATGAGAACTACCAGATCCGCGTCTACCGCCGGCCGGAGTACGTGACCCGCCGCGACGGCAGCGGGCAGGTGATCTATCACATCACCAACGAGCTCATTGATGTGGCATCGCTGTCGGCCAAGCAGCTCGAGGCCACCGCGCTGAACATCGACGATGTCGAATCCCTCACGATCGACCAGCGGATGAAGCCGCTTCTGACGAGGTGCATGTGGCAGCCGCGGACCGAGAAGTGGATGATCGAGCAGGAGGTGAACGGTCACATCATCCCGCTCGACAAGGAAGGCAACGACAAGGCATCCGAGGATCGGGTCTCGCCGTTCTTCAGCACGCCATTCAAGCTGCTGCCCGGCGAGGACTACGGTCGCGGGTTCGTCGAAGTGATCCTCATGGGCGACCTGAACTCGCTGGAGTACCTGAGCAAGGCCCAGCTTGAGTGGGCCGGCATGGTGGCAAAGCTCACCCCGGTCATCGACGAGGGCTCGAACATCCGCCCGCGGGACCTGCAGAAGCCCAGCGGCGTGCCCATCATGGGTCGCGTCGTCAATGGACAGGTTCAGGACATGGCGTTCCTGAATGTGAACAAGGGCGGAGACGGCGTGTTCTTCATATCGGCCATTCAGGACATCATCTCCCGGCTTGGCCGCGCGATGCTGATCGGCTCCGACGCGGTTCGCGATTCTGAGCGGACCACGCGGTACGAGGTTCAGGAGACGGTCGTGCGTGCGCTCGACGGTGCGCTCGGCGGGCTCTACACACCGATGGCGGACTGCAAGCAGCTCCCGATCGCTCGCCGGGTTGTGTACCAGGCGGAGCGCGACAAGATCATGCGGCCCCTGCCCGAGAAGGCCTACCGCACCGAGATCCTCACCGGCGCTGCGGCACTGAGCCGTGGGGCGAAGGTCGGAGCGATCCTTGAGATCGCACAGGTTGCACAGCAGCTTGGCCCCGAGGCCGTCGCGAAGATCGATCCACGCGCCCTGGTGGACGTGCTCGCGCGGTATCGCAACGTGCACGAGCCCGGCATCATCAAGACGAATGAGCGTCTCGATCAGGAGCGTCGTCAGCAGCAGGCTGATGAGCTTCGAATGCAGGCGGCGGGTCAGGCGATCCAGACAACCGGCAACATCGTTGAGGCGAACGCCACTCGCCAGCCCACACAGGTGGCATAGAGTAATCGCAAGAGGGACATATGAGCACATCTGATGGCGCTGCGCCGGTCGTTGAAGAGAAGCCGACAGTGGACCCGATCGTCGCGGATCAGCCCGCGGCAGATGCGACCGAGACTCCGGCAGATGCTCCGCCGGCCGAACTGGGTGGCCAGCCCGTGTTCGCAGGCGGGAAGATCAAGGGCCCCGCGGCGCTTGAGACTGCGACGCGCGAGATCAACAAGAAGCTCGGCTTTGACGACTTCCCCGAGGGACCGCTCTTCGGCAAGGGCGCTCCGTTCAAGGACATCGTCGCACTCGAGACTCACTACCTGAAGGCCGAGCAGCTCATGGGCAGGCTCTCCAGCAAAGAGAAGCCGGCGCCGTCCAAGGAGAAGCTGCCCGAGACTCCGGACAAACTCGGCATCGAAGCCGAGGCGGAGATCGAGCCGACTGCCCCCAATGCCGCTGGCAAGCGTGGCTATGAAGCCGTGCTCGAGAAGGCCGGACTGGCGGGCAAGGAGAAGGAGCTCTTCCAGAAGTTCCAGAAGAACGGCAAGCTTCACGACGACGACTACGCGGCGTTTGCGAAGGCCGGTCGCGACAAGGATGAGATCAACTCGTTCCTGTCGGGCCAGGTCGCGATCGCAGCTCGCGAGGCCGACCGCATCCAGACGATCCACACGAAGGCCGACACCGTCGCGGGCGGGCGTGAGCAGCACAAGGTGCTCCGCGAGTGGGCACGGTCCAATATGGACCCTGCGTGGCTGCGCCGCTGGAGCGAGATTTCCGCGTCCGACCCCGATCGATACCCGGAGATGATCCAACTCATCAACGCGGAGTATCAGAAGAAGAACGGCAGCGACCGGTCTCGCCCGCTCGTGAACGGCACCCCCGCGGCAACACCCGCTGCCGGCGGTCCGATCACGACCTATGCCGAGTACAAGGTGATCCTCGACAAGGTCACGAATGGCACCGCAACTCCGGCGGAGCAGCGTCGCTTTGCCGCAACCAGCCCCCAGATTGCAATCCGAGGCTAAACGCACATGGCACAGCAGATCCCCAAAGAACTGATGGACAAGGTCAAGAAGCTTGGATCCGAGGTTCGCTTCTCGGTCCAGGTGATCGAGAGGAAGGACCCAAAGAACCTTCCCGTCATCGACCCCGCGACGAACCGGCCATTCTTCGATCAGGTGCAGCGTGCCGACCTGGTCGCTGGCAATCAGATTTGGTGCACCGGTCAGGGTGGCGACAAGATCGCCGCACTCGCAGACGCACTCTCGAAGTCCGACACGGCCAAGCGTCCGGCGTCGACCGCGCAGGAAGTCATCCGAGAGCGTGACGTGCTGAAGGAGGCGAACGCGAAGCTGCAGGCCGAGCTTGACCAGCTTCGTGCCGCCAGTGCGCAGGCACCTGCTCCCGGCACCAGTCAGCGCCGCCGCGGCGCACAGGCCGAGGAGCCCGCCGAGGCCGCTGCCGCCTGATCTGATCCCACAACCCATCGAACACACGCGACCGCTCCCACACAAGGGTGCGGTCGTTTTCATTTGGCTTGACATCACTCGTCTCCACTTGGACCACGAGCGTCAAGACCTGTCCTAAGTCCGAGCGAGCAAAGCCGTCGTTCGCGATCACAGACAACCCCCATGGGCCTGTGCCGCGGATGGGCGACAACTTGCGCTTGATGCGGTCTGAGGCGAAGCGTGACCACCTTGCGTGGTCGTTGTTTCCAACCTTCCCAGACGAGAGTACATCATGTCTTCCCCAACCCCGATTCTTGACAGCTCCAGCGAGCGGCTGGCGTACGCGCTCAAGGTGTTCGGCGGGCAGGTCCTTACTGCCTACCGCCAGTCCACCCTGTTCCACGACATGCGGCAGACGTTCTGCCACATCAAGAGCGTCGCAGGCCGCGGCAAGAGCGAAGAGTTCCCCCTCGCAGGCATCGCGCCCGAGGCCGAGACTCACCTTCCCGGCAACGAGCTGCTCGGTCAGCAGCAGCCCTTCGGCAACGTGTCCGTCGCGATCGACGATGCGGTTGTGTCTCACCGCTCGGTCCCTGGCGACGAGTCCCTCCTGTCGCACTTCGACTGGATGCCGACCTACACCAACTCGATCGCGTGGGCGCTCGCGAAGGCCACCGACGACAAGATCGTCCGCATGGCCGTCAAGGCTGCCCGCACCGCGGCGCTCGCTGGCTTCCACAACGGTGGCCACGTCGTGAGCCGCGTTGGCGGTGGCTCGAGCATCGCCGCGGCCTACCCCGAGAGCTCGACCGGCGCAGCGAACCTCATCACCGACATGCGCATCATGAGCCGCATGCTCGACGAGGCGGACGTGCCCGCGGAAGGCCGCGCGTGCATCCTGAGCTCGTACGGCAAGTCCGTGCTCCAGCACGACAACACCGGCGCGATCTTCAGCCGTGACTACCAGGACCGCAACCAGCTCGTCGATCGCCGCATCGGCCGCGCCGAAGGCTTCGACATCTACCACACCAACAGCCTTCCCACGACGAACGTGGTCGGCGCAGGCTCCCTCCTGCTCCCGAACAAGTACGACGTGGACTGCCGGTACGTCGCCGGCAACGTCGCGGCCGGCACGGGTCAGCCCGTCGCGGTCGTGCTCTGTGGCTCTCAGAGCGGCACCGCCGCGCTCGGCATGGCGACCGCCGAGGAGATGTTCACTCACATGAAGGTCCGCCCGGAGCTCTTCGACATCCTCCTCATCGGCCGCAACATGCTCGGCGTCGACAAGACGAACGTGTGGTGCGCCGGCGAGATCCGTGGCCAGCTCAGCTAAGAGCAGGCCCTGTTGCGTTTCGTTGAACGAAACCCTCTCGATGGACGTGGGCTGAGGGAGCAATCCCCAGCCCTGTTCATCATCCCAAACACCCAAACAGAAAGCAGTAATCATGTCTTTGACTGCACCGAATCAGGTCCGGCCTTCGCAGGCGAAGTCGATCGACGGCGTCGCGAACATCCCCGGACAGGCCCCCTGGATCAACGCGCCGTTCCTGGCGGGACTCGCCGATCCCAACATCGCCTACGGCGTCTTCGACGACTTCATCACCACCCCGGCAGACGACACCACGCTGATTCCGACCGGCTTCACCGTTGTGGCTGACGCTGGCTCGACTGGCGGGCAGAAGCTCGGCGATATGGCGGGCGGCGTCCTGTCGATCTTTCCGGACGGCGACGACAACGACGAGGCGTATCTCTCGAGCCGGTCCGAGGCGTTCAAGTTCGCCGCGGACAAGGAACTCTGGTTTGAGTGTCGCGCTCGGCTCAACGAGAACGGCGGCACGGCTGGCAAGTCCGGGTTCATCCTGGGCCTGTCCGACACCGTGGCGGCGGACTCGCTGGTCGACGGCGGCACGCTGATGACCAGCTTCGACGGCGCCCTCTTCGTCAAGGACGAGGACTCGGCGACGATCGACTTCGTCGGCTCCAACGCGGCTACCCAGGACGCCGACGCCACCGCGGCGTTCGTCTCCGGCACGTGGTATCGGCTCGGGTTCCACTTCGACCCGGGCGATGGCACCACCGGCTACCTCACCCCCTACGTCGATGGCGTTCCCTACACCCGTCAGCCCATCACCCTCGCCGGTCTCGAGGAGATGCACATCGTGTTCGGCGCCAAGATGTTCGCCACCACGACCGAGGCATCTCTCCAGATCGACTGGTACAAGGTCCTGCAGCTTCGGTAATCCGATCTGTCGGCACCAGTCACATTTTGTTCATCTTCACCGCGGCGTCGAAAGGCGTCGCGGTGTATTCTTTGAATGGTCATGCGACCCCCCCCACGAGAACGCCCCGGCATCTTCGGATGTTGGGGCGTTTTTTTTTATTGACACTGCAATACACTCTGCCCAGGAGGAACCGTGACGAAGCTTGAAGCGGTCAACCACGTTCTTCGCGAGGTGGGCTTGGCGGGCACGGTGGCGCTCGACACCGACGGCGCATCGAACGCTGCGCAAGTGGAGCGGATCCTCGATCTCACCGAACTTGAAGTGCAGACGAAGGGGTGGCACTACAACACCCGCCGCGGCGTCACTCTCGCTCCGAATGGCGATGACACGATCTCGCTTCCGACCGGCGTGATCACGATCGACGGCGACGACACCCGCATCGGGCTTGATCCCGATGTGACGCAGGTCGGGCGACGTCTCTACAACCTCGATGACAACACCAACGAGTTCTCCGCGTCGCTGAAGGTCACGTACACGCTTCGGTTCGACTTCGACTGCATCCCGCAGCCGATCCAGTCGTACATCGCTGCGTGGACCGCGGTGCGGTACAACGACTCCTATGGCCGCCCCGAGCGACGCAGCACGCTGTACGAGGCGATGCGCGTTGCGAAGGCCGATGCCAAGCGGTTCGACAACGACAGCGAGGATGTGAACTGCCTGCGTTCTGGGTGGGCTGAGGGTGCGAGGGGAAGCCGGTTCAACATCGGCCCGAGGCGGTAACTCATGGCGACGACAACGACCGAAGCGCCTGACTGCCACGCGCCGATTGATCACATCACCTGCACGGGTGACGGAGGCATCGACGCGATCGACTGCTGCTCTGAATCGAGCACCGACGAATCGACGACGGAGGCTCCGACGACGACCGCGGCGACAACCACTCCGGAGCCGACGACGACCGAAGAGCCTACGACCACCGAGGCTCCGACAACGACAGAAGCAACAACAACCACCGCAGACACGACAACTCTGCCGCACATCACTGAAACACTCTCGCCGACCACAACCGCGCCGCCAACCACGACCTTCATCAAGAGCACGAGCTATCCGCCCGTTGAAACCATCTCCGACTTCACGGACGCATCGATCGAGCCAGATACCACCACCGCAGAACCATGACGCAGCAAATGACATCTCTCACGAGGTATGACGCCGCCGGGTCTGGATACCTGGCAAGGCAGATCGGACGCGTTCCGATGGTCTTCACCGATCCGACGGTGTCCGTCGTTGTGCCGGCGATGAACGAGGGGCCCGATCTGGAAGCGACGATCGCACTTCTGGCCGCGTCAGATCCGCAGCCGTTCGAGGTGATCGTCGTGGACGACTGCTCGCGCGAGCCTGTGGAGCCGCGGCTGTGGGCGCTCAAGCGTCAGTGCAATCTGCGAGTGATCCGCAACGAACGCCGGATGGGGAGCGGGAAGAGCAAGAGCATCGGCCTCGATGCCGCGACAGGTGACATCCTGTGCGTGATGGACTCGCACATGCGCCCGCCGTGGGACTGGTTGACATACGTCAAGCAGACGTTCATCCAGTTCCCCTACTCGTGCTTGTGCCCATGGTCGGTCGGCTTTGCCTACCGGTCCAAGTTCATGGGCTATGGCGCGAAGTTCCTCCCGAGCCGGCACGGGTACTGGGACATGGCGTGGCAGCCCTGGAGTGGTCCTGGCACGCCGCCCCGCGGGCATGTCGTGCCGTGCATCCTCGGCGGCTGCTACATCTTCGGCCGTGAGCTGATGCACCACATCGGCGGGTACAACCGCGATCATGTCGGCTGGGGGAATGAGCAGGAGTTCGTGTCGCTTCGCGCGTGGATCGCCGGCTTTGACTGCCGCCTGATCGACTTCGCGATGCCGCATCACTACGCACGCGAGAATCACAAGGCCGATCGCGTCGATGCGCACGGCACGCCTTCGAACAACTGGGAAGTCTGGCATAACCGGCACTTCATGGCCAGGACCTGCTTCGCCGACGGGGTCTTCGAGCGGATCTACGGCCCGCTCTCCAAGGGCCATTACTGGCCCGACGGTCTTCGCCGCGCCGTTGAGGCGTCGCTCCCCGCGGTCAAGCGGATGCGGGCCCACATCGCAGGCATCCGTCTGCGCTCAGACGCCGAGGTTGCCGCTCTGGTTGGCATGCGTGACTGCCAGACTCGCGAGGAGTATCTCGAGTACGCGATCAAGGACGGTCGCAAGCCCAAGGTCGCAAAGCCAGCCGAAGCAGTCGCTGCATGATCGGGCACATCGACATTCCGGCCGCGGCGGCAGCGCTTGCGGCCAGCAATCCCGGGCAGATGCGAGCTGATGAGTATGCCGCCGTGGCGGAGTCTCTCCGTGAGCGACGCCCGCGATCCATCCTGGTCTTTGGGTGCGGACGAGACGCGTCGCTCCTGAAGGCGATGGCGCCGGAGGGGGCGCTCATGCTGTGGGTGGAGGATGATCACCGGTGGGCGCGAGAGTGCCAGGGGCCAGTGCTTCTCACCCGCTATCGCAGCTCTGTGTCCGCGTGGGATACCACTGACCCGCTGTTGGCTGCCGACTTCTGGCCCATCTTGTCGCACATGCGGTGGGATTGGACGCTGGTT